GGCCGCTCGACAAAGGCGACGACCTGGAAGCGTCGATCTTGTCGGGCCTGGGCAAGCGCGGCGGGGCGGCGCTGTTAATCAGCACAAGCGCGGCGGATGACGCGCACCCGTTTTCGCAATGGCTCGATCATCCCCCAGCCGGAACTTACGTCCAAGAGCATCGCCCGGCGCCGGGGCTTCCCGCTGACGATTTGCAGTCGCTGCTGGAGGCGAACCCCGGCGCGGTGGCGGGCATCGGCTCGACGCCGGAATGGTTGACGGCGCAGGCGCAGCGGGCGATTGCGCGGGGCGGCTCCGCGCTTTCGACGTTCAGGCTTTTCAACCGAAACGAGCGTATTTCGGGCGAGACGCGCGGCTTGCTGCTGACGGTCGATCAATGGCTGGGCGCCGAGGTTATCGATCTCCCCCCGCGCGACGGGCGATGCGTGGTCGGAATCGACCTGGGCGGGAGCGTGAGCATGTCGGCGGCGGCGCTGTATTGGCCGGAGACGGGGCGCCTGGAGGCAATGGGTTGTTTCCCGTGCTCGCCCAGCCTTGCGGATCGCGGCGCGGCTGACGGCGTTTCCGGGCGATACAGCGAGATGCAAGATCGCGGCGAACTGCTGACGCTGGGCGATAAAGTGGTTCCGGCGGGCGCGTTCATTCAGGCCGTGATGCGTCGGCTCGACGGCGCGAGCGTTTCCGCGCTGGTCGCGGATCGCTACCGTTCGGCTGAGTTTCAAGAGGCGCTCGCGGCTGCTGGCGCGTCGGCGCCGGTGGTCTATCGCGGGCAAGGGTTTCGCGACGGCGCAGAGGATGTCGAGCGGTTTCGGTCGGCGGTTTTTGATGGCCGGGTGAGCGTCGCGCCGAGCCTGTTGCTGCGGTCGGCGTTCGCTGACGCGGTGACAATTTCCGATCCGGCGGGCAACGCGAAACTCGCCAAGGCGCGCTCGACCGGGCGAATAGACGCGGCGGCGGCGGCGGTCCTCGCGGTGGCGGAAGGCGCTCGCCAGCGGGCGCGACCGATACGGGCGGCGCGCGCGCCGATATGGGCGTGAGCGCGTTTCATCGCAATCCGGCATGGCCGGGGCTGCGGCTGGCGGCAAAGCGGCGCGACCGCTGGGCCTGCGTCAAGTGCGGTTCCAAGCTGCGGCTCGAAGTGGATCATGTGCGCCCGGTCAAACTGCGCCCCGACATGGCGCTATCCCTCGACAACCTGCAAACCCTGTGTCGATCATGCCACGTTGACAAGACGCGACACGACAAAGGCATGTCCTTGTCGCCGGAGCAAAGGGCGTGGAAACAAGCGATTTTGCATTTGTATGCGCCGCCCCGTCGCGGTATATTCTAAGTGATCGTCGGATGACGAACAGGCCCTCTTGATGGAGACTTCCCCACATGCTCGAATCGGTCAAGATCGCGCGCCGCCAGTCGGAAATTCGCCAGCAGCTTGCGGCGCTGGCGGGCAGGGATGCGCCGACTGACGATGAAACTCGGTCGATGGAAACGCTCGATGCGGAGTATCGCGTTAACGAAACGCGGTATCGCGCGGCGCTGATCGCTGAGGATTCCGAGCGGCGCGACGCTGGGGCCGAACTGGAGACTCGCGGCGGGCGCGAGTGGTCGAGCTTGGTAACGAGCTTTGAACTGCGGCAAGCGATCCTGTCGTTGGACGAAGGCCGGGCGCTCTCCGGCGCGACGGCGGAGGTTGTGCAGGAAATGCGCAGCCGGGGCGGGTATCGCGGCGTTCCGATCCCGCTGGAGGCGCTGGAGACCCGCGCGGGCGAGACCGTGGCGAGCACCCTTCCCGCGCCGCGCGACGTGCGCCCGCTGATCGATCGATTGTTCCCTGAAAGCGCGGCGGCGCGCATGGGCGCGGCGATGATCTCTATTGGCGCGGGCGAGACCGAGCATCCGGTTGCGACCGGCGGCGCGACTACGGGCTGGCAGGCAACCGAGGTCGGCGCGGTTGGCGCGGCGTCGGCGTTCACCACGTCGGGGCTGTCGCTGAAGCCAGAGCATACGCTGGGCGCGCAGATGCGTGTCACCCGGCGGGCGCTTATGCAGGTTGGCAACGGGCTGGAGGCGGCTATCCGGCGCGATCTCTCCGGTGCTATCGGGGCCGAACTTGACCGGGCCGTTTTCCTTGGGACTGGCGCGGCGGGGCAGCCGCTGGGCGTGATCGCCGGGGCCGCGACCTATGGCATCGCCACCACGGCGATTGATGCCGCGCCGTCATGGGGCGTGTTCCGGGCGGCGGTGACGCGGTTCATGATCGCCAATGCGGTCACGGCGCCCGCGCAGGTGCGCGCCATGGTGCGCCCGGAAGTTTGGGACGATCTCGACGAACAATCGGCGGCATCCGCCGCGCCGCTGTTCGAGTATGACAGGCTGGTGCGCGCAATCGGCGCTGGAAACATCACGCTTACGGGCAACGCTCTAGCGGCGCCTACCGGAAGCCCCGCCGCGTCTATCGCGCTCTTGACCACGACCACGGGCGGCGTTCCTCCGGTTTTTGTCGGGCTTTGGGGCGGCGTTGACTTGATCCGAGACCCGTATTCGGACGCGGCGTCGGGCGGGGTTCGTCTCACGGCGCTGGCGACGGCGGACGTGACAATCGGCCGGGCGCAGCAACTGCAGGTCTTGACCGGCATCCGCCGCTTTGTGGCGATCTGATCGTGGCCGCGCTTGATCGCTTTCAGGCGCAGCGGGCGGGGCTAACCTCGCCCGCCGACGCCTTTGCGCCGATCACGCCAAGTGACAGCACGGACCTCCCTATTCTCACGCGGGCGGTTTTTGTCGGCGGCGGCGGATCGCTTGTTGTGCGGGACCGCCACGGCGTCACGGCGACGTTTCAGATTGGCAGCGGCGCGTTGCTTCCCTTGCGTGTGGCGCGCGTCATGGCGACCGGCACGACCGCAACCGGCATCGTGGCGCTATGGTGACGCACTTTGCAGGCGATGCGCTGGAGATGCGCCGCGCTGGCGACGGGGCGGTGACGCTGCGCGGGACGTTCCCCTACGGCGTTGCGGCGGTCCTGACCGATGGCGGGCGATCCGGGCGCCCGCAGAAAGAGGTGATCGAACCGCGCGCCTTTGCTTTCCGCGTTGAAAACCCGATGGAAGACATTCATCTTTTGGTCGGACATTCGTTTGATCGACCGCTTGCGTCCAAGCTGACCGGCGCGCTGAAGCTGGTCGATAGCGCCCGCGCGCTGACCTTCACGGCGGTAATTTCGGCGGCGATTGCGGCGACAAGCTACGGGCGCGACGCGCTGGCGCAGATTGAGGCCGGGCTTGCGGTCGGTCTTTCGCCGGGGTTTCGCTTGCCGCCGAAGCGCGCGGTCGCGGACGCGGAAAGCATGACGGAAGAACCGGATGACGGCGCGCTGGACGCGCAGGGCCGACCGCAGCGCGGCGCGATGATCCGGCATGTGAAGAGCGCGCTTCTCTACGAGCTGTCAATCGTCGTGCGCCCCGCCTATCCCGAAGCGGGCGTTTCGATGCGGTCGATGGCGCCCGCGCGTGTCGTGCGCCCTGCTGCGCTGCGGTGGCGGTGATGGCTGAGACGCTGCGCATTATTGAATCGACGCCAGCCGCGCGCCCCGCCGTTTCCGGGCTTTCGGCTGCGGCTGCGGCGGTGCCTGCGGAAGCGGTGTGGCGTCGCCTTGAAGGCTGGTGCGCGCATCGTTGGGGCGTGCGCACGGCGGTTATTTTGGTGCAGGGCGGCGGCGTCTGGGAGCCGCGCTTGCGGCCTTGGGCGCTGCTGGGCGCCGAGCGCTGGGACGCCGGAGACTGGGCGCCTTTCGCCCCTGCGGTTCATCCGATGGGTTTCGCCCTGGACGGCTACGGCGAGGATCCGCTGAGATTCACGTTCGAGGTAGGTGACGCGACGGCGACGCCCGATGTCGAGGAGGCGTTTCGGCGGCTTGCGGCATGGATGTCCGAGGCCGAACGCGAATTGGCTGCGGGCACGGCAAGTTTGACGGACGCCAGCGACGGCGATTTTTCGTTCAAGCGGGCGGCGCAGTGGATCGCGCGCGGATTGCAGGCGAGCGGCGCGGCTGACCTGCTGCGCCCCTGGAGACACATGTGATGCGATGGCCGTGGCGAAAACAAAAGGTCGAGACACGCGGCGCGGGCGGCTACACGGCGCTGTCGATGGCGGCGCGGGCCGATGCGATCACGGGGCGGGGCGGCGCGGCTGAGACCGTGGCGGCGGTGCAAGCGTGCATCGCGCTTTGGTCCAACGCCATGAGCCGCGCCGATGTGGAGGGCGACAACGGCCTTTT